GGAAGGGGGGGGGGGGTTGAACTTTATGATACATATACCATGCTACTCTGTGTGCTAAGAACTGTACACCCTCGTATTTGACTACTACATAGCCCAGTTTGTTTACAGCTAGGCTCAAAACTGGCCCACACTTTGTGCCTTTACCCTTTAGCCTAAACAGACTTCCAGTATCTGAGCAATAACTAAAGTGGTCCTTTACACCATCTGGTATAACCTTAACCATCACCCATATTCCCGCCCCAGTGCTTCCATTGATACCCACTCAGGGTCATACATACCACCAGAGATATTACGCTTAACTAAAACACCCTTCCACCAATCTGCTTGTTGCCCTGCCCAGCTCTCCTTAGCACCCTTAAAGCAACCTGCTACAAGACCAATCATACCCTTACCCGATTGCCCTACACCATCCTTAAAGTAGACAGAGCGCTTATGAGAGTGCCCACAGGTAGCACTTGTAGCCCTTAGCCCAAGTAGGCCATATCCATGATGTACACCACTCATAGCTGATCCCATGTTACCACTAGAGAAGAAGTGGGCGTAAGATACACCATCATAATCTGCAATAGCTGGCCCACCATTTTCGTACTTATGGTAGTCGTCAAACCAGTGGTCCGTATTCAGGTGACTGAAAGAGATACCATGTTTGTTACCTTCAAGCCTAGGGTCATGTTTGATAGCCCGATCAATACGAGACTCGTGATTACCTTGGAAGCCAATACGGTACGGTCGTTTCTTCTTGGCCTTCTTATAGCGACCCCAAAGGATATCCTGAGACTTGTTGTAGGACTCAACGTCTGCCTCATAGTTCTGACTTACGATAGCCTGTGGATAACGACTGTCAAAACTATTAAGGGAAGCCATTTCAGCACCGTCACCCAAGTCAACACAGTAGTCAGGCTTAATATCCTCAATAAGAGAACCTAGCCATTTGAAACGATCTTGTGATACCTCGGGTCGATCATGGGAGCAGGTCCATACCACCGCAGTCTTACCTTGTCCGCTCTTACTAATCATACTATTTAACCTTCCGTGGTCTCAGAACTTTCACACCAGACTTACGAGCAATCTTAGCCATGTGTGCCGACCCTGTTCCACCTTTAAACACAACAACCAAATCAGGCTTGCCTTTATCTAGCATCTTTTGGTTACGAATTGGGCCAGCAGCAGCACCATACCTAGACCACTGTGCAGGGTATCTTTCAACAGGCACACCATTAGATTTTGCCCACTTCTCTCCTAACCTATCAGCACCCTTTGCTGTCCCTGATATAACAAGACTAACAGCCCCAACATACTTTTCTAGGTACTTAGACAAGAAGGCAACATCATTAAATTTTCTACCCCCTGCAATTAGTACTCTCATACTATTTAACCTCCAAAGGCTCTATCTTAGACTTAAAATAACAGACTACACCAATAGCATCGTCATAGGTACTGTAGTACAACTCAGTATCAGACACAACACCATCGTACTCCACTTTAACAGGCAGGAGAAAACCTACATCACCAAACATCACAGTAGGATAGGGTTCTCCCACAACGTCCCAGATAAGAAACTTAGGCTTGTCTACACCCTTTCCTTCCCCACCAGTAAACATACCCCAGAACTTATCTATCATCACTTTAACCAATCCTTTGGAATTATCTTATCTGCAAACCTAAAGTCGTTCTTAGTACACCAATCACCATAACTTGTCTTTGACTTCTTACCTATCTTAGTGGCAGAGTTACTAAAGACGAACCTAATATCTAAATCAGGGTGTTGTGCCTTTATTAGTAAGTGCTTCTTACGGTCTGCTAACTCAAATAGACCCTTAGTCTCTACTATAACGCCATTAGGTAAGGGCCAATCGGGATTATAGGTATGGTTACTCTGTGGCCTAATATACTTGATCTTAGTAGACTCATAGATAGCATCAGGGTCCATACCACCAGCTTTAAGAGTATCACCAGCCTTTTCTTCTAGGCCATTCTTAACACCATACCTATAACTTCTCTTGGACCTATTATATTTATCTCTCATAAGTAGCTCCCTTCGGAGGCTCCCACATTTGACCATCATATCGGCGTAGCCACAACAACCTAGCGTTCTCTATGATACGCACAGTGTCACCATCATAGGCACGGTAGACAGCTTCCCATAGATCACCTTCAGTCTTGCAACCTGCAAGCAACTTATCAGCAGTCTTAGGCCCAACCCTGTGTAGACCCTTAATATTATCAGCCGCGTCACCTGTAAGTATCTGGGCATAGAAGAACTTAATTCCCTCGAAGGGGGAAACCTTAGTCCAGTCCCCCCTAACGAAGTTAAAGTGCCAGCAAGGTAACTGAAGCATATCCTTATCAATAGAGGCCACAACACAATCGTAATCTAGTGCAGTAGCCTCCTTAGCAATAAGGTCATCAGCCTCCTCATCCACACTAACTACAGCACCATAATGCTCAATCATGTAGCTTCTGGTAGCGGATAGGTGAATAGGCTTCTCTACTGCCTTTCTATTTCCCTTGTAGGGGTAGGAGACAGCTACGTCAAACCGGAAGTTAGTCTTACCAGTAAGATATACACTGTAGTCTCCAACATCCACAAAGGGTAGATCAACAGTCTGTTGTAACACATAGTCGATAAGCTCGTCAACCTTGTCTTTAGCCGATGATACCATTTTGTCTTGTGTTGCGAAAGAGGCGCGGTATGCGATAATGTCCCCATCAATGATAACCTTCCCTCTATCCATGTTAATAACCGGAGAAGACTACATTTCCATCATCCTTCTCAAAACCTACGTCCACAACATAATCCCAACCTGCTCCCTTCACAGCATCAGTAAAGAATAGTGCCAAAGTGGCAAGGTCTTCTACATTCTCTCGCGTAGACATAGATGTTACCTTATCACCATAATTATCATCTTCAAACAGAATAGTTACTTTCATTATTTAACCTTTGCTCCTTAGTGTTGCGCTAAGGACTACAACAGCAGCCCATGTCTTGATTGTGTAGGGAATAAGTAGTGTTGTGAAAAGTGTATTAAGCGACCAGATTACTGCAAGTGGCATAAATACCAAAATAGCAGATAGCAGAAAGACAAGAGATACAACACCAAAAGGTTTAACGCCCTTAAGAGACTTAATATTTTTCATAATCAATCCACCATAAACATTTCATCATCTGCACTTGGTGCGCTACCCTCAAAGGCAACATGCTCCATCACACCGATATTAGCAAGACGAGTGCCAGCACCATTAGAGTATGTCTCCCACTGTACCTTAGCCTTAGTGCCGTTACCCAAAGCACCATCTTCGTCAAACAACCAGTACCGCTTATTCTCTGGTCCTTCTGTAAGGTTGACGACTTTAGGTGGACCACCCAAGTTAACATCTACATCGTCACCATTCTTATCTTTGAAGGTCATTACATGGTCGTGCATACGAGACAACTTAATGTACTTACCAATACCAAGACTTGAACCCTCCTTGATACGATCATGGCCCATAGGCTTAAGGTCAATACCATCGGCTGTAATCTTCTCAATATCATCTTCATTAGTGAAGTAAGCGTTCACAACATACTGACCGTTGTGCTTCATAGCCTTCTTAGCTGCGCTGTTCTGATCACTGCCCATATCACGATTGCCCTCAAATACCTTAGCGTACTCAAGTACCATATCCATTGTGTATTTAGTCATATTGTCTTACCTTACTCTTCTTGTGTTACGTAAATTGTCTTAGCCACTTGCTTAGGAAAAACTTGAACAGATTCTCTATTTATCTCATCGAAATCTGGGCACTGTTCCTCCGTAAGAACCTCAGACCAATTTAACCTAAAGAACTTACTCTCGTCTTTTACTACCATGGTCTTAAGAGATACCCACCTACGTGTATCAATAGTAGTTCGGCCCTCTACAACCTCGCACTCTTCTGTAAGGCGTTCCCATTCGTCTACGTCTGTAATAAGCATACTTAATAGTCTCCTTTCTGAGCGTATCTAAGTGCTACTGTTGTAACCGTGAGTGTAACGAACACCCTTACCTATATATAGGGCCACAGAACGCTTACTTGTAACTGTGTTTTACCCTTTAGAGTCAGAGTGTTGCCTAAAAGACTCTACTATTTAAATGCGGTCCCTCATGTCAGGCGCCCCATGCGGATCGTGGCGCAGTCAGGCTTGCCGTCGATGGTGTCGAAGGTGATGCGGTGGGTGTCTCGATGCCCGAAACAGTCGGACCCGAAGCACCAATATCCTCGATTGTGCCCAACCATAGTCGCCGTCTCGCGCTTTGGTTCTGGAGCGATGCGGTAGGCGGAGTCTTCATGCCACAATGCGTCTATCCTTTTCCACTCACCACAGAATAGAACCTCAATTCGCCCACCCTCATGTTTCGCCAGCAACAGCGCGCCCTTTTCCTCCGGCGTCATGTCTGCCCATGTTGTGGGTTTGTCTTGATTTGTCATTGTTTCGTCCCCTAATGTATTTCTGCATAGTTCTTACCATACTGAGTGTCGTGACCCAGCTTAACATTTAGCTTTAGCTTCTCATTAGCTTTGTCCATCGCAACTTTAAGTACCATATCCAAGTCGCCTTGTCCAGCACAACCTGCAACCACCTCATCATGGAAACTGGCAGTCAACTTCATACCACCTTCCATACAAAACCCTACCCAAGTATCAAAACAGTAAACCCCTGTACTTTGATTGAGGGTAGACCAAACATCTCTCTCTGTCCTGAGTTGATGCCAGAAACATGAGACAGGGTTGCGTACCCACATAGTACCAAAGAGTTCTTTTTTCTCTGCACCAGCAGCAATTTTAGTTACAGCCCAGTTAATACCCCAAAAGGCATCTAGTAGGGCTTGTGCTTGCTTACGTGTTGTCCCAGTCTCACGAGCTAATTTGGCTGAACCAACTCCATACATGGCACTGTAGGTTACAACTTTTGCTTTCTTACGTACTGCATGAATACGGTTGTACCTCTCTTGGTTTGATTCGCTTTGCATTTGATCTCCTTGTGTTTTCAGCGACAGTTATCCTGAGACACCATTAGGTTTTATAATTTGTGTAGAACTCATAATCTTCCTCACTTAACATACCAGCACGAACAGCAATCTTTAAGTGTGGGTCATAACCTTTCTGGCTTTGCTCTTCCACCAAAACTGGGTCCAAGGGTTTAACGTAGTGTCGCCTAGTAGTATCCTCTAGTGAAATCATATCCGAACCACACAGCACCTCACCCTCCTCACAGGTAAGCACCCCTCGTATGATCTTACCATAGGGCTTATCTACACTAGGTAAGTTAGCTAGAGGCTTCTTATGCTTAAACCGGAAGGTGTTAGTAAAACCTGCAATACCTGCCTTTAGATAACCATCCTTATGAGAATCTAGGAACCCCTTAAGGATACCTGCCCTGTGTGTTAGTACAGTAAGACCACCAAGTACATCTACAGCAGGATCAGCCTCAGATAGCGCTAGTACACTTTCACACAGTTCTCCGTCCTTACGCACCTGTTCGAGCTTACGTTCGTCCCCAGTACCCTTGTCACGTAAAAACTTAAAGGTACGTGGTTGCCAACCTAGTGAATACAACCAGTCTTTAACCTGATCCGTACTATTAGGGTTCCCAAGTTCCTCGCCTACTTTCACAACAAAAGAGATGGAAGTCTTAGGTTGCTTGTTCTCTTTACACAAGGCAAACCACTTGCGGCCAAGTTCGGATAGATCACCATTCTTCTTATACATGACCTTTGGTTGTGTTGCGACCTTAGTTAGTTGCTTGCGTGGCATAGCCTCTGCTAGTTGACTTACCTTCTCATCTTTGAGGGCCATAATCTCATCATAAGACGTTTGTGTAAGCTCTACATCCAACTTCCACTTAGTAAGCTCTTGTTCACTAGCACACTGCATCTTGAACGTAAGATAGTCGATTAACTTCCATGCACTATCGTCTAATTGTCTTTCCACACTTAAAAACTCCTATTCGTTATCCTTGATACACTTAAGTACTTTCTTACAACTAAAGTAAGCAGTGACAAAGTACAGTCCATCCAACCCATTACCTTTAACTGTTGCGATACGACCAAGTGGGCCAAAAGTACCACACAACCTTACAGAGTTACCTTTGGGTAGATACGTTCTGGTCACTGTAAGCATCAAATATTCATTAGTCTTACCGTCTAGTGGGCTAACTCGGTTGCACAGCCTAATAAGCTCCTTTATTTCCATCCGTACAACTTCCCTAATTTAATCTCTAGTGACTTCCATAGTCGCCAGTTCATCTGAACATCAGTATCGCACCTATGAGCGTAGTCTTCAGGTGTAAGGGAGTGCCAGTCCTTAATCACAGGCTTAGGCACCCCATAGTCCTCACCGTAGCTCTCAAGACCATGCTTCATACGGTCATAGTTTAGATACCAACTAAGTGCAAGAGTGTCTACCAATCTCGCCTTGACCTTAATACCTAGCACACGTTCAACAGCCACAACATCAAACATAACTATGTTGTGACCTACAAGAACATCTGCTTCCTCGAAGAACTTACGCATTTCCCCGTAGTCGTGTGTATGTTGGGTAACCTCTCCTCCTGAAGTCCACGACACAACATACACCTTAGTTAGTTCTTCGAGGAGACCATCCGTTTCTATGTCAAAAACTTGTACTTTGATAACTAATCTCCTCTTACCATTGTTGTGTCACTATCATACTTAATCGAACCCGCTTCACCTGTCAAGGCAAAAGGACGGTTCTTAGTAACTGTCAGTTGCGTAGTGTTACGATCTACAATATCCTCTGCCAGCTTATCACGCTTTAGCTCAATCAGGATGATAGCCTCTTCCTCGATAGCCTTAGCATACTTAGTGTGACCATCCCCATTTACGTGTGAGATAGCTACAATACCTACGTTTTTACGTTTAGCAAACTCTACTAGCTTAACACCAAGTTCAGTCAGTCCACCAGTAGCATTATCTACACCAGAGAGGTATGCTAGGCGTTGTAGGTGGTCGATGAAGATGTAATCCGCACCATAGATAGCTACAGCATGTTGACACTGTGTGAGGCACGACTCAAGAGGATTACTTGGGTCAATATCGAAACCGATGAACCTATCGTCACCCACAACATCAATAACAGCCTGTTCTACCTTACCCAAGTCAAAACCGTTTAGTTCAGCATCCTCTTGGGTATTGACGTTAGCCTTCAACTCGTATGTTGCTAGACCCCTTGCTGTTGTGGACCTCATCTCTTCCATTGCTAGGTTAGCTACTACCTGTCCTTGGTTACGAACTAGGTCATACTGGGCATAACGAACGATACTTGTCTTACCCACGCCGGGCGGTGCCTTAATAACTGTGATACCTCCCTTAACCCAACCCCTGATCTTATCGTTAAGCCCCTTGATCGGGGTAGGTACATAGCTGTAGGGGTCTTCTTCCCGCACTGCCTTGATCCACGACTCAGTACCAGAGGTAAATCCGGCTGGAGAGGGCCTTTTAGCGTTCCACCATGCTGCCTTGAAGTCTGCTGCCTTACCTGCCTGTAGGAAATCATTAGCGTCCTTGTAGGGAGAGTGATTTACACGGTAGACCTTGTTAGGAAAGAGGTCCAACATCTTCTCAACTAGAGCATCGCCAGCATCATCATTATCAATAGACAGAATGATCTTCTCGAAGCTATCTAGCCACTCCTTACAGTTCTCCCACAGTTTACGACTTGGTGTAGCTGAAGGTAGGGACACAACAGGATTGGTATAACCACTCTTTAGCATCTGTGAGACACTTAGACAATCTAATTCACCTTCTGTAAGTGTGACCATCTTAGAACTACCAGCAGTAAACAGGTTCATACCGAATAGTTCATCACCCTTGAAACCAGACTTAGCGTAGAAACCCTTTTCTGGCAGTGTACGCACCTTAATTCCGCCGGACGGGTACTTATACTCTTGTCGGTCACTATAAGTCAGTACACCATAGTCTTCCATAGTCTTAGTGTTGATACCTCGCATGTTGACATATGCACCCCTACCAGTCACCTCTTCTACTTCAGTCTTGTATTCCGACAAATCATAACCCCCGCTGTTATAGGTTTTTGTTGTTCCGCCAGTAGGGTACTTTTCCTTGGCCCAACTAAACATCTTCCTGTTGGCAGGGTAGTGTTCCCCACATGAGTGACACTTACCAAACCCCTTATCGTTGTAGGAGAAGGCGTCACTAGACCCACAACTCTCATAGGGACACTCTAGGTGGTGGTGGTCACTCATCGTAAAATACCTCCATGTTTTTAATCATACCACGTAAACTGTCACACTCCTCTAAAAGAACCTTGTAGTCCTCGTAACTAACATAGTCCCCATATTGGTCTTTTTCCATATAAGCACGTTCGTCAAAACCACCCACATCGACGTACCCAGCCCAACGAGCTACTGTCTTATCCATAGTTATTACCCTTATCTACCTACTAAAGTTCAAACCTAAGTATCACAACACAATAAGATACACAACATAAAAAGACTACTATAGTACATACTAAAGTTCCTACTATAGTCTTATTAACTAGTTGTTATAATACTAGAGAGTGAAAAACTATAGTTTAAACTTTAGTACCTACTTACCTATA